AGATTATACATTAACTTCGATTCCTAGTCCTGCAATATTTGGATCAGGAATTTTTAATACAAGTATTTTTGGTGCTGCCGCAACCCCGATGACTAGACAAGCATTACAAGGAAGTGGAAACACTGTAAAATTTAGAATATTTAGTGACGATCAAAACGGGCCATACAGAATTAATGGATTATATATAAATTATGAGCCATCAGGTAGGAGATAAGAATGGGAACAACTTATACAAGACAAAGTTCATTTAGTGATGGTGATACAATTACAGCCGCATTATTTAATGATGAATATAATCAACTTCTTACTGCTTTTTCATACGCATCAAGCAGTACAACAGGACATCAACATGACGGAACAGCAGCAGAAGGAGGAAATGTTCATACAATTGGAGATCAAGATTTCCTTAATAAGATTGTTGCTGATAGTACTAATAATCGTTGGGGCGTTTTTGTTGAAGTATCTTCAGCCGCTGTTGAACAAATAAGAATATCTGATGGTGTTGTCTCACCAGTTACAGATAACGACATAGACTTAGGAACAAGCTCACTTGAATTTAAAGATGCATACTTTGATGGTACAATTACCACAGACGGCTTAACAGTTTCAAGTACTACAAATCTGGATGGTGCCATACAGCTAGATAATACTTTTACGGCAGGAGCAGACGGGACTGGATATGATATTAAATTCTTCGGAGATACCGCAGGAAGTTTTCTATTATGGGATCAATCCGATGATGCACTAGAGCTAACAGATTCCACGCCTCTTAAAATAGGTGATGGGGCTGATATGCAAATCTACCATGATGGCTCTAATTCTTATGTAACAAACGCGACAGGTGCATTAAAGCTTGCCACTGAAACAAGCGGAATTGCAATAACAATAGGACATACAACTTCAGAAACAACGGTTGCAGATAATCTTACAGTCACAGGAAATGCTTCAATAGGCGGTAACTTCGATGTTACAGGAACTCTTGATTTTAGTGATGCAGCAATTACAAATGCTGGAGATATACAATTAGATTCTATTACAGGAGATGGAGATACAGATACTGCTATAACTTTTAGTGGTTCTAATGTTATTACAGTTAAGGCAGCAAATGCAGACCAGATTACGTTTACGGATGGAGCGATTGTTCCTTCAACAGATAATGATATAGATCTTGGAACAAGCTCAACAGAATTCAAAGATGCTTTCTTTGATGGTACTGTAACTTCAGATGCCTTTGCAGGACCGTTGACAGGAGATGTTACAGGAAATGTCAGTGGAACAGCGGCAACTGTTACGACAGCAGCACAGTCTAATATTACTAGTTTGGGTACTCTAACAACACTTACAGTAGATAACGTCATTATCAATGGGACTAATATTGGGCATACATCTGATACAGATTCTATAGCCATTGCATCCAATGGAGTTGTTACATTTAGTCAGATACCCGTCCTTCCAGCAAACACGATTGACTCAGACCATTATGTAGACGGATCAATAGATAACGCGCATATTGCTGATGACGCTATTGATAGCGAACATTATGCCGATGGCTCAATAGACAATGCGCATATTGCTGATGACGCTATTGATAGCGAACATTATGCAGACGGAAGTATTGATACTGCTCATTTAGCCGCCGATGTCATCACAGGAGCTAAGATAGCTGACGATGCTATTGATTCAGAGCATTATACAGATGGCTCAATAGACAATGCGCATATTGCTGATGATGCTATTGATTCTGAACACTATGTAGATGGCTCAATAGATACGGCACATATAGCAGATAACGCTATCACACTAGCTAAGATGGCTGGTGGGACTGACGGAAATATCATTTCCTATGACGCATCAGGCGATCCAGTAGCTATTGCAACAGGCAGTGATGGACAAGTTCTGACGAGTACAGGTGCAGGAAGTCCTCCAGCTTTTGAAGCTGCTGCTAGTGCAACTACTTTCCAACTGGAAGATGATGATGGAACTGAAGTTACAATTGACGACTCTAAAGAAGTTAAGTTTATCGGTTCCGGTATAACTACAAACTGGACAGACACATCTACTGGTTCAGATGGTGATCCGTATGATTTGACATTTACAGTTGATGCTGCTCAGACAGGAATAACTTCAATTTATGCCACTGATTTAATAATGGGAGAAGACTCTCAGACTGCTATTGATTTTGGAACAGCAAACGAGATTGACTTTAAAGCAGATAATGCAGCGAGACTAACTTTAACATCAAGTTCTTTATATCCTGTTACAGATAATCAAATAGATTTAGGAACAAGTTCTTTAGAATTCAAAGATGCTTTCTTTGATGGAACTGTGACGGCAGACGCTTTTGCAGGGCCGCTAACAGGTAATGTTACAGGTAACGCAAGCGGAACAGCAGCCACGGTTACGACAGCAGCACAAACAAATATTACAAGCCTTGGAACTCTTACAGCTTTAACAGTTGATGATGTCGCTATAAACGGCAAAGTCATAACAATGACAGGCTCTAGTAGTGATACGGCAGTATTTACAGCAGGAACAAATGGAACATTAAGTATTGTTACTACTGATGACGCAGCCGCAGCAGCTAATATTCAAATCACAGCAGATGGTACAGTAGATATTGATTCAGCAGGAGTTTTAACTCTAGATTCTGGAGCAGCTATTAATCTTGAGCCAGCTTCAGGATCAGCAATTTTACTGGATGGTACAATTAGTGTAGACGCAGGAGTAGTTACTGGAGCAACAGCAATTACTTTATCAGGAGAATTGGACGCAGGATCATTAGATGTATCAGGTGATGCTGATATAGATGGAACTTTAGAAGCTGATGCAATTACTGTAGATGGTACAACACTAGCTGAGTATATTGCGGATACAGCAGGAGCGATGGTTTCAAGTAATACTGAGAGTGGTATTACTGTTGCATACCAAGACGGTGATAATACAATAGACTTCTCAGTAGACGCTGCACAGACAGGAATTACATCTTTACTAGCAACAGATATAAAGATTGGTGAGGATGATCAAACTAAAATAGATTTTGAAACTGCTGATGAGATTCATTTATATGCAGCTAATGCTGAACAGGTTTATGTAGCTGATGGTGTCTTTGGTCCACAAACGGATAGTGATGTTGACTTGGGTACTACAGGAGTACGTTGGAAAGATGCCTTTGTAGACTCAATAACAGTAACAGGTGAAGTAGATGGAGCTACTTTAGATATATCAGGAAATGCAGATATTGATGGAACAACTAATTTAGATGCTGTAGATATTGACGGCAACGTACAAATAGATGGAACAGTTACAGTCGGCATAGATAATACAGGAAAAGACGTAAAATTCTTTGGAGCAACTTCAGGAAAGCATATGTTATGGGATGAAAGTGTTGATGCTCTTTTATTTCCAGATTCTACAAATATTATAGTTGGTGCAGGAAACGATATGGTTCTGCTCCACGATGGATCAGATAGTTATATTAAAAACGCAACTGGTGCATTAAAACTGGCTACAGAAACATCTGGTATAGCAGTATCTGTTGGTCATTCAACTAGTGAAACTACCGTCAACGATAACTTTACAGTTACAGGTCAGACAACGCTTTCCGACAACATCCTTGTCGGGAATACTAAAAAGCTCGGCATGGATGGTACTGTCAATCAGTACATTGTTGGCACAGCCTCGCATGACAAGATAGAGATTTTTACTAATACAAGTTCAAGAAGAGCATTATTTGATGCCAACGGAATTACAGGAGTTCATACAGCAGAATCAGATGAATCATTAAAAGAAAATATTGAAGATATTGAAGATGGTACAACCATTATTAAAGAACTTCAACCAAGATCTTTTAATTGGATAGATGATATAACGGACACAACTAAATTCGGTTTTATTGCTCAAGAAGTAGAAAGTATTGAAGATTTATCCGTTATAGTTGTAGGCGATGAAGGAGGAAAGGGTATTCAAATGGATGGAATTCTTGCTCATGCCGTAAAAGCAATACAAGAACTAGAAGCTAGAATAGCAGTATTAGAAGGAGCATAAAATGAATACAATTATGACAATTATAAATAGCGTAACTTTAATTGTAACAATCGCAAGCATTATAGCAGCGATAACACCTACTCCGAAAGATGACATCTGGGTTGGAAAAATATACAGGCTAGTAGATCTACTCGCCTTAAACATTGGCAGAGCTAAAGCATAATGGATTTCTCGACCCATATGATTTGGAATGTTTTTATTACACTTGTATTGGCTCCAATATTTTATAGTATAAGAGCAAATACAAATGAGATTAAAAGACTCGACATCCTTCTAAACAAAACAAGAGAAGAACTGGCAGGACAATATGTTACAAAGACAGAACTTGCAGACGACATTGACAGAATTTTGGAAAGCATTGGAAAGCTTGAAAAAAAAATCGACAGGCTTTTTGACAGGGGTACATGATGGCAAGAAAAAAGAAACGAGCTAAAAGTAATCGCGCAAGAGCAAATACTGTTCGTCAAGATTATAGAGTAGGAGGAAGAGTTTCTCTTGCTCATGGGTCTATGCCACAACGCACGACTTATGATAGTGCAACAGAGTATCAAGGGGCTTTAAAAGATTGGCAAAATCGTAAGTCGGCACATACAACTACTACGACTGGGACAGATACTACGACTGGGACAGATACTACGACTGGGACAGATACGACTGGGACGGATACTACGACTGGGACGGATACTACG